CTAGACAAGTTGACCAAGGTCCTGATCTCGCGTTGCGATCGCCTGCCTGTTTCCAAGACCGACTCCTCAAACGAATTGCGGAATGCTTTTTCCATACCGCTGGCGAAGTCTTTGACGCGATCGATCGCTTGATTCTTTTTTTCGTCGTCAACCTTGAAATCGAAAATCATGGCTACCTCTGAGTATATGGATCGTCTTCGGAAACTCGGTAAGTAACCACAAGCGGAAGGTTTGCACCCTCGATGGCTTCGCTGGTAAACGGCTGGACCGTGCCCCAAGTTGCCATGAGTGCGTACCCTCCCATAGTGTGCCATGATGCGTAAGGCTGGCATACGCACTTGCGAACGTCCGCGACGAAAGCATTAAGCAACTGATCGACTGGATCGGTCGTTCTTTCGTCTTGCCTCAAGTGGCATCGGATATTGAATTGCTGATTAAATGCAACCGCTGGCGGAGCACCTGAGCACGATAACTCAGGCACCGGAACCATCGGCCCTTGCGTCAAAAGTATCTGCCTGTCCTTTGGCGTGAAGTTGCCGTACTGCGTTGGCCTTAGCACTTCTTGAACGTCGATTGGATAGTTGACAGTATCGCCGATCATCGCTGATAAGCGATCGTGCAAAACGTCTGCTATCGACTCCAAGATGGTTAGCGACATTGCAGCAAAATCATTCCTTCGTCATGTTCCAAAAGCCGGATTATCTCCCGCCGTTCTACCGGTTGGCCAACCCTCGGAGCGAATGCGATCATATCGCCGCCGAGATTCAATTCTTCGCTGCTTATCCCTTTCACGATGTCGTTTGCCCCGGAGAGTTGAAACACCGGAGTTACCGTGTCTCCATCCTCTGGCAGGATAGCCAATGCGTCACGAATTACCACCATGAATATAGCCCTTGCCTTGCCGGTTTTCTTGTAGTAGACAACCGGCTCGGCAAAGTCATTCGGGTTGGCAAATACGTTGATCGCATCGGCCTGGATCAAATCGTGAAGGGACATTGACTAGCCACGCTTCGAGACGACTTTGATGTAGTCCATCTCAAAAACGTCGGCGTTTGTGTTAGCCGCTTTTTGGAGTTGGACAATCGGCTGAAGCCCTGCGGTGTATCCGCTCATGTCGAAGGTCGTCGAAGCCGCGACTCGCTGCCCGTCGATCAGAAAGTGAACGTCGGACTTGCCGTTCGAGAAGTCGATAACGAACTCTTTGTAAGTCGTACCGAGCGTTACGCCGGTTGCAACGTCGTTGTTATCTCGAACGTCGTCATCGGTTTCAACATAGACTTGAGTGGTGCTGTTGGCCCCTTCCATGCGAAACCATGCGTGAGCCGTTACGCTGTCGGCGGTATCGTTTCGAGCCGAACCAACACCGAAGACAAGAATCGAGCCGCTGGTAAATGTAGCCGCTCCAATCTTGGCTCGCATCTCGATTCGCTGAACGTCGTCGATGTCGAACCCAAGAGCGTCACCGTGTCCGCCGCCGAGGATCTGAATCTGACTCGCACTCGTAAGGGTCAGAACCTTTCGGTCGTTGTTCCTTTGTGCTGTCGGGGGAGCCGCCCCAGTGATCGTGTAGACCCAAGGCGATGCAATGTTCGCCGAAGTCGGAAACGACACCGCTGGACCAATGAAGTCATCTTCGTAAGGTCGAAAGTCTTTCAAGCCTGCCATGTTTCTGTAGCCCTATTTTAGAAATGTTTGATTCGTCAGAAAGCCCCTAAGCAATCGCCTAGGGGCAGGTTCTCAATTGAGATTAAGCACGGTTGGCGAAGATGCCTCGGTGCTCGATAACAGCCGCCGCAAAGCTCTGACGAACTTTGTAAACGTAACTGTCGTTTCGCATGTTCCAATCGCTTTCCAAGACTGGCGATTCTTCGCCACTCAAGAAAGTGATTTCAACGGTGTCAATCAGGCTGTTGTCAGCGATCGCATACCAGTTGGTTCCGCTGTTGGCGTCCAAGTATGGACTGGAGACAACTCGCAACTGACGAGCACCGCCGCGACCGTAGAGGTTGGCAACGCCCTCGTTCTTTTCGCTTTCAACCGATGCGGTTGAATTGACCAATTTGAGAGCCGTGCCAGCGTAAGCCAATGGAACCAGCAGAATCGAGGGAGTAAGCCCAAGAAACACATCGCTGCTGAGTCCCTTTTGCTTGCCCATGACCTCGAAGGCTTTGTCCAGGGTCGTTTCAGATGGAGCCGCTGCCGAACCCGAAAGGTTGGTTCCAGATGCGTGCGATGCCGAGAACAATGCGACACCGTCGGGCATCGTTGGGTTGCTCAGGAACACATCGTAAATCGCCTTCTCTTGAGTACGACGAGCCGCTGCCCCGTGCATCGCTGGAATGCGGGAGAGTGCGTCAAGGTCATCGTTGATCACGGTTTCCCAAGTGACCGTAAACTCCTTTCCGTACTTGTCGATCTTGTAGGACTTCTTCTGATCGACGACCTTGCCCTCTGGGTATTCCTTGCCCTCAGGAACCACTTCGAGATTCGGCGATTCGCCGAGGCTGATGCGGTTGATGTTCTTGAAGTCATCGACCGATTGAGCCTGCCGAACCCACTGATTCCAGGTGTAAGGGGCTTCGACGTATGAAGCCAGCAAAGTCTTGCTAGCCGCATCCAAAAGCAGATTCGCGAAGGATCCGCTGGTATGGTAAACGTCGTTGGATCGTTGGATTCTCAAGCGATCCCAAGTCCCTTGGTGGCCCATCGCAACGCGGGCAACGTCGGCCTTGGAGAATCGCTCAGGGTTGATCGCCATTCGTCGAACGCAAGCCTCGGCCAAGCGATAGAGGCCCAAGTTTCGGAAGTGCTCCGCTCCTGCGACCTGCGGAGCTTGCTGAGTCTTGATCTGCCCCTGAAAGCATCGTTGGACCAAGCCGGCTGTGGCTTGCTCCATGAACTTGTCGTGCTCGGAAGCAGTGACAGTAAACGAGGAGCCTTCGACGGCCCCATTACCGATTGGCTGATTGGCCATCTTTCTTAGGATCCTTTCGTTTGCGTCCGCTGCGGAAACTCCGCTATCAATCAGTTCGTCGGCGTAGGAACGCTCTAGCCGGGCGAGCTTGACGCTTGCTACAATCGCATCGCGTCGGGTCTTTTCTGCTTTGAGTTGCCGAGCGACTTCGGCCTTGACTTCGTCTTCCATGTTCTCGACCTTGTCCTCAGGTGGAACGTCCTCGGACTTTTCGACTTTGTCCTCTGGCTTTTCGTGTTCCATGTTTTCAACTTTGTCCTCTGGCTTGCCTTCTTCCATGCGTGAGGCCAACCATCGAATCATCTCGTCTGCTTCGGTCATACCCTCAGGCATGCCGAGCCTTTTCAAACGCTCAAGCGTTTCGGCTTCCATCGTCTTTGCTCCCTGGTCGTATGACCTGCGAACCGTAGAATTAGGATCTGCACCCGTTGCGCAGATCGACGCGTTATGAGGCTCCCATGCGGTTACTATTTCCGCTGGTCCCTCGATCACATTTCCTTGTCGGGTAATGTATTGCTGACCCTCAGGCACATACTGCCGAGCGAGGATCTGGGCATCGATTGAAAAATCATTTAGGTGCCCTTCGTTGTATCTTGTCGCGATCTTTTGCGATTCCTCATCGCTTGCGAACTCAGGCAAGCCGACTAACTGATCGCCCTCGATCGTGATTCCACGAATCGATCCAAAGACATTGCGAACCGTCTTGTCGTTGTGCGAATCGACGATAGGCAACTGCTTGCGATCTTGGCGGAACTTGACGCCGTCCATCAATAGGACTTGCTGTAGCCATTGCCGACGCACTTCGTCGTAGACCATTACTGGCGTCTCAGTAGCGATAACCGCCTTGCCGTCTTTGATCTGGCCGAATTGACGTTGGATCGTTGGCACGCTCGACGATCGCTCTGCTTTGTCCCGTGATTCCATTTGACGTTGCACCTTTGCTGCGAAAGCCTTCCCAGGATCTCCACCCCAAAGAGCCCAAGCGATCCGACCTGCCGATGGATAACCCTTTTCGCCTGGGGACCAGCCTTCGCCTTGCTTGTCGACTTCGTGTCTTGCGAAGTAGCTAACCATGCGACCGATCGTCTCTGGACTCAGATCCTCGCCGTTGGCGATGTCTCTGGCCCTAGCCCAGCCGACCGGAGTGCCACCGCGCCCAAACTCTTTACGCCAGTCCAAGCCCCTTTGAGCCTCGGTCCTAGCCCCTTCAGGTGGACTGAAATCAATACCGTCATACTTGGCACGCTCTACAACTTCGGATGCATAGATCGCTTTGATCTGCTCTGCTGCGTTATCCTCCGATGGATGACAACCAAGCAACTGGCCGTCCTTCCAAACGCCGTATTTTGAATTGACCGGGCAGGCTGCGGATACCTTGACCTCAAACGGCATCGGGCACCTCCGCTTGCGTCTCTGGCTCTGTTGCCGTTATCGCTTGCTCCGTTGTTGGCATCGCAGATTGAGCCGCTGAAATGTCAAGTTGCCGCTCCTCTGGAGTCAGCAAACCAAGACGCTTCCGCAATCGATCTTCTTTCGCTCTCTGATAGAAGACCGATCGGAAAGACTTACCCCTAGAGCCAAGGACGTTGGCGTAGGTGTCGGTGTAAGATTTAAGTGCCATTTCAGCCGTTGCTTGTTCGGTCTGTGGATCGACCCATTCCCAATCAGGCGTGAGAAACTCAACTGGGCATGAGCCTCTGCGATCAGACAGCAGTTCGGCGGAGGAGGGGAACGCCGGGAGGGAGGAAAACGCTGCCTGATCGCAAAAGGTGTCCCAAACTGGCTGGCAAAGATGATGGATCAAGTATTGTTGCCAACAGCGAAAACGCCTTCGGTCTTCCAGTTGGCTAGTACGGCTCGACGAGTACGAAGTGCTGCTGTAGTCCCTTGCCACGGTCTCATACGATAGCCCAGTCCCTACAGCGATCCCGCGAAGGATCAAGCGAATCCAAGCCTCCGAAGCGGTATTGGGACGATTCGGATTGATGCCCTCGATCGACTCATTGGGATTGAGCTGAAGGATCATCGCTGGCTCAAGGTATCTTTCGCGATTGCCTGCGGTATCAGTTCCGTCTCGACCGTCTGGATCCGCCAAATTACCTAAAGGCGTTTCGGTCTTGATCGCAACGCCGAAACATGCTGCAACCGCTGATGCTGCTAGTTCGTTGTCGACGTAAGTTCCAAGATCGCGAATCCAACTCAGAGCCGGAGCGAACCACGAAACACCGCGCGTTTGACCTACTCGATCCTGGCGAAACAGGTGAAGCACCTCGCTTGCTGGAATACGCTCAGGAGTGCGAGATACCGCGTAAGGGGCGTTTGGATGGTCTTTATAGATCAGATAGGCGATGGGCCTTCCAAGGTCGTCTAGCTCGACACCGCGAACGATCTTTTTGCCCTCTTCGCGATTGATGCCGGTCTGATAAGTGTCGTAATCAGCCGCTAGCCGGTCAGCCTCGATGATCTCCAAGGCTAACGGAACTGGCCGATAGATGCCGCGGTAAGTCTTCCCGGGCAACCTGACCAAGCGAACCAAGACTTCTCCAGCCTCGACAATTTCCCGCTGTGCTAATGCTTGGATCTCGTCGAACGTCAGTTGGCCGTTGATGTCGCAAACCTCGGCCCATTCTGACCAAACTTTATCGCGGGCGTCGTTGATGTCCTCAAGGTCTTCGCCGTTGATATTCTCAGCGATCGATTGAGCCTTGATGCCGCATCCAACTACCGAAGAAACGATCGTATCGACAACGCCCCAAGCGTAGGCGTTATTGCGAACCAAATCGCGCCCCCACGCCCGAAGGCGATCCGCTCCGAATGGTCCAAGTAACTCTTGGTCAGCCGGTTGATTCTTTGGAGCTCGATTGCTCGATACCCTCGAAGGCTCTGCCCCTTGGTAGGATCGCTTGACCAGCTCAAGAGCCTTGCGAGCCTGAACCCGCCTAAGTCCCGCCGTTGGGCTGATCGCTGATACAATCCTGTCCAGTAGGTTCATCGGCGATGCCTCGACAATCTGCCAAGGGAAATTCCGCCCGATCCGGACTCTCGCTGGACCTGATGAAGCAACGCTTTTCGCTCTTGCATGAGCGTTGCGAGGTCAAGTTTAGTTACCGACCGATTGCCAATAGAATACTGCGACGCACCACCTGTAAGCAGTGCCTCAATCGCTGCGTCAATTTGTGCCAACAGACTAGCCGCTGATGCCATGCACCTAAGATTGCATAGCAAGACGCCTGTGTGAATCCGCCTGTACTAATCCATTAGTACACTAGGGCGAATTATTTACGCTCTTGGCTCCATGTGTGCCCGCAGAAGTGGCATTTGCAGTATCGAACCTGTTGCTTCGTGCAATAGACCCGGCTATAACTCTTGCCCGCTGGCCGTCTCGATTCGCATAGCGAACATGGCCTCGCCTCATCTTCGCGGGGGATGGGCTTGTAGTCCTTAGTTACCTTGCCGGATTCGTCTGTGACGACCACCCTGGAAACTTCGTCGGTCCAAGGATCGTAAGTCAAACCGATTGACGATGGAGGCCCGCTGCCGCTTGGCTCTGAGTGAATCTCGCCGGGAGTGGGTATCGACGCTATCAACGCATCGGATCGCTCTTGCTTGACCTCTCGAACGTAGTTTGCAATCGGATCGGCCAATACTGCCACCGCTGGTTTGCTTCTCTGCTTCTTGCTCATCTACCCTCTCCTCTTTGGAACCCAGCCACCCGGACGACTCCACTTTCGCCCGTGTTGATGCCTAGATTGTACAGGCTTATTCTCTTTTGGCTTGTCTTGAACTTGCCTTGCTTCGACCTCGATCTCCGATGGGGCAATCAGTTTAACGCCGCAAGCCTCACCAGCCGCCGCTGCCATGTATGTTGCATCGAGCCAGTGATTGTTATCGTTTCGGACGCACCAGTATTGCTTCGAGCCCTTCCCCTCTTTGAACTCCGAGACAAGTTCCTCTGCTGCGATATGCTGGGCAAACGATCCGTGTTTCTGATTTCCTTCAAGGT